GCGCGTCCTATTTTGCGCGGGTGTTTTCGATGCAATACGAAGCGTGGAAGGACGGCAAGCGAAATCGCGTCATTATCACCACCAATCTGAACATCGAAGGGATCGCCAGCGTGTATGGATCGCGTGTAATGGATCGCATTGCCGAGTTTTACCATGTCATAACGTTGACGAACGATTCATGGCGCATGAAGAATCTGAAGCAAGTGAGGTTTTAGGAGTTGACATGAAGAAACAACAAGATCCGCAGGGCAATGTAGTGCACAATCCAACATGTGTGTGGTGTAACGGTAGCGGGTTCACACATGTTCCGGATTATAGTATAATAGGCGAATATGGATATTATGATCGCATTATGGCGGGAGACGTGCCGCAGCATGCAGTGCGTATGTGCTATTGCCACGAGTGCTATCCTGAGCCACCGGTCCGCAAGGGCGAAATTCGCTATCCGAATCTGCTTGACCACATTGATGCTGTCAAGTCTCGCGGAATTCCCGGCGAGATGGAAGTATTGATTGCCGTTTTGCGCTACGGTTTCGCAATGCGAGATCGCAAGCACCTGGCAGAAAAAATGATAAACATAATAACAAAATAAATGCTCAATCTGCGGCCACAAATTGGAAGAAGTTGAGAACACGCAATGAAAGACAATCGACTTGCAAAATTATTTGACGATGCCATGAATGTATTGCATGAATATGAGCCACCAGAAGGTTATTATGTCGCTTTTAGCGGGGGCAAGGACAGCATCGTGATGCTTGATCTGGTGCGTCGATCTGGCGTAAAGCATGACGCACACATGAACATTACCAGCGTTGACCCGCCAGAGCTTACGGCATACGTAAAAAAATACTATCCTGATGTTGAGCGCCATCGGCCAGAAAAAACAATGTTCCAGCTAATCCTAAAAAACCACATGGTGCCGACGGCAAAAGCGAGATATTGTTGTGCTGTGCTAAAAGAGCGCGGAGGCACCGGCCGGACAGTGATCACCGGAATCAGGAAAGCTGAGAGCCACAAGCGCAGTAAAAGAAAAATGTTTGAAATATCAAAAACAGATAAAACAAAAAAAATGATACATCTGATTATTGACTGGAAAGATAATGACGTTTGGCAGTATATCCGAAGTCTCGGCCTGCCATATTGCGAATTGTATGATCAAGGATACACTCGCATCGGTTGCATAGGCTGTCCGCTGGAAAGCTACAGATGCAAGCGGAGAGATTTCGCCAGGTATCCAAATCATTACCTGGCGTATCTGAATACCATCAGGAAATCGCTACATGAAAAGCCATCAAAGTATTTCGGAACTGATGCTGAGACATTTATGGATTGGTGGATCAGCAACGTTTCGATCAAGAAATATTTAGGGATGAAGGAACAAAGAGACTTTTTAATAGAAGGAGAAGAATCACAATGAAGACCAAAGAGTTAGCAAAAAAAGTTTCATGCCGTAAGCCTTGATGCCACAACGACTTACGGCATTGAGCTAAAAAAAAGATGAAAAAAGTGAAAAAACTTCTTGACAAAATACCGGCATTGATTATCTTGTATTCATATAGAGTGAGCCACCCGAAAGGGAAAATAAAGGCTCACCTAAAAGGAGATACCATGACTAAGCAAGAAAAGATGACACAGCCCGCCATCAATTTGGAGGTGAGCGAAAGCACTGACGGCCGGTTCTTTGTAAAGACCGGCAATAAGCAGATTTACACGGTAGAGGTAGAATATCCTGAGCACTTGAACGAGAACGTGAGAACGTTCAAGTGCAGCTGTAAGGGGGACGGTTTGTGCAAGCACGCACAAGCCGTTATAGAATACCTCGAGGGCCTCGACGAGGTCGACGAGGTCGTGAGGACGATGCGGATGCATACGGAAAAGTATGTCGCTAAAATATGCCGGAAAGGAGAATGACATGGAAAAAGTAATTAGTACTATTGAGAACCAATACGGGGATTTCATCCCCGCGGCAGTATTGTATCAGGAAAGCGGTATGCTTTACCTATGGGAGATAAACTGCCTCTCAGCCCTTGACTACGGGCTGGGAACTTGCTTGTGCATCAACCACCCAATGGTGGTAAAGGAACCAATCTCTACTGCCGAGGTGATTCGTCAATTCGGCGTCGAGGCCCTCGATGGCTTCGAAGCTCCGAGCGATGCACAGATTGTTTTCGACGCTTTTGGTGTCGAGATCGATGAACTGGAGACATATCTCCGTGTCGCATACCAGATCGGAGCAAACCCGTTGCCCGCACTGCGGAAAATCACCGGACGCCCAATCGTGTTCTCCGAAAACCCCGACCTCTTGGCATTCCCGGAGGCAGAACCAGGAACAGTTATCTTCGTGGTTAATAGCCGCGGAGAGATATCCACTGTGGTAACCGTCAAAGGACGGCAGTACGAGCCCGATCCTGACGAAGAGGCCGCCGAGCCCGATTTGGACGACCCGGTTGGGATGCCTGAATTGGCTATCCCAGCCCAGTTAGATTAAAGAGATAACCTCGTTCAGGTAATGCCTCCGCCTGAATGGGGATAATCAGAAGAGAGGCGGAGATAACCTCCAAACTTGCCGATAAGGCAAGGGCGGAGGTTTTTTTTATAACTTGAAAAATAAAAATAATCAAAACAAAGCGGGTTTCCATCCGCTGTCCAAAGGAGGATAAAATGGAAACAACAATTTACAGACTTCCCTGTTCAATGACTGGGCTGGACGCAGAGGTGGACAATTGCTACCCACCTGCCATTATCGTGGCGGTGGAAGCAGACGATCCAATGTCTGCTGGGTGTATGGATAGATATATAACCACTGACGGGCAGATAATCGACTGCTCAATAGATTGCGCAGACTTTGCGCAATGGTTCGAGCTTGAAGAGCTTGAAGAGCTTGAAGAGTTCGAGGTGGGTGAATGAAACTGATAGGTATAGTATTTACCCGGCTGGGCGGGATCTCCCGCCTGGCCTTCGTGTATCGCTGCCAGGATGGCAGCATAAAAAAAATACCGGTCGCGATTGGCCGGAAAGGAGAACAACAATGAAACACACAAGAGATTCAATCGTTGCAATAATTTGCGAGTGCAGAAAGAACGGCACAGGCTTAGACCTGCGAGATGCCGACCTTTCTGGTCTTGACTTGAGAGGCTTAGACCTGCGAGATGCTGACCTACGAGGGGCTGACCTGCGATGGACTGACCTACGATATGCTAACCTACGAGGGGCTGACCTGCGATGGACTGACCTACGATATGCTGACCTGCAAGATGCTAACCTACGAGGGGCTGACCTACGATGGGCTGACCTGCGATGGACTGACCTACGATATGCTGACCTACGAGGGGCTGACCTGCGATATGCTGACCTACGAGGGGCTGACCTGCGATGGACTGACCTACGATATGCTGACCTGCAAGATGCTGACCTACGAGGGGCTGACCTGCGATGGGCTAAAGGCATTAAAATAGAGCCGCAAGCTCAGGAGGAAAAATGACGACATGGAAATGCAGTGACTGCGAGAATCAGTTTAGTGAGCCGGACACAGTATTGTATCGTGCTGGACGCATCGGCAATGGCTCGGAAAACTGGGAGAGAGACGAATACATAGTTGTATGTCCGATGTGCGGATCGACAGAAATCTATGAGGCGTATTTCTGCGATGATTGTGAGAAAGAGGTCGGCGAAGACGAACTTGACGAAGACGATCTTTGCCTTGAGTGCGCAGCAAAAGCCGAGGAATATGACCAGATGATAGATCGCGTAAAAGAAGCGCTTTCTATGCCTATTGACTTGGCGCAAATGGTAAAATCAATTATCAGGATTAACTAAATAAAAAGGAGAATTAAAATGAATCTCAACAAGTATCAGTCAACCTACATCGACCAGCCGGGGATGTATGAGGTAACCATCACAGAAGCCAAATATGATTATACGCGGTCCGGTAAAGAATGCGTATTCGTACGCTTCGAAACAGAAAAGTCTCAATCGATAACATGCTCTTATGTGGAAGCGGTGTATTTCAAGCTGTTCCGGTTGGCACAATCAGCCGGTCTCACGGAAAGCCAGCGCGCGAACTTTGAGCCGGATATGTTGATTGGAAAATCGGTTAAAATTAATGTAATTAGTGATGATAATGGTCGCCTAAATGTAGGCGAAGTATACTCTGCATCGCTATCCGGCACGGCATCCGAATCATATGATGCCATGCCATTTTAGGAGATGATGATGAACGACCTTGTAGCCTTGCAATCGATTTCGAAGGAGCTGGCGCAGAGCCGGCTCCATGCTCACCGCAATCCCGCCGATGTGCTGTTTGTCATTTTGGTAGGAGAATCTCTTGGACTAAACGCCGCTACTGCGTTGATGAATATATACAACGTTAATGGCATGCCAGCAATGAAGGCAGATCTAAAATTAGCGCTTGCAAAGCGACATCCAGAATATGCCGGATGCGAGATTGATGCCAACACAGAAAGATGTATCGTAAAAATGAAGCGCCGAAATGAAAACGGCACAGAAGAATCAATTATTAGCACATTCACCATCGAAGACGCTAAGCGAGCCGGATTGTTTCCCAAAAAAGATAATTGGCGCATGTATCCGCAACGCATGCTGAAGGCACGAGCGATTAGCTACGCGGTAAACGATTTGTTCCCGGACATAGTTTTCGGGATGCTCTCATCAGAAGAGGCGCAAGACATTGATCGGCACATTGATCGGCACACAGAAAAAACTATGTATGAAATCATCGAAAGCGAAGCAGAAACAACAGATCAGCCGAAGCAAACAAATGATGAGTTTGACGAACTTATGGCGGCGACACAAGGCATTATGCGAAACCTCGTGGATAACAAAATTGATGGATTTGATAACGAAGTTCGCAGGCATTCGTCTATCCAAAAACATTTAGGGTGTGGCATGATTGCCGAATGCACTAACTTCCATGATCTATATGAATACCATAACCATCTCGCCGCGATATTGCGCGGTGCGAACGCAAAACCAACAATAAAAGAGCGGCAAGTCGAGCTAATTGAAAGAATGACGAAACTTGCTACCGGAGAAGAATTGGAAGAGTGGTTGCCGAAAATCCAGAGCGCGACACGTCATGCCGCACTGGATGAAGTAGAGGAATGGTTGGATAAAAACAAAACGAGTTTAGAAGGAGAGTCAAAATGATCATAATGATGATATGCATAACCATTATTGCAATTGCTCTGGCGGGTTATTTTGCCCGCCGAGCAAAGCTAATTGATAAGCACAGGATAAGAGCGAGTTTGAAACACGCAGAGACTGAAATTGCCTTGCGCAGATCGCTAAAAAACTTAGGCACGGCATATGAAAAAATCAAAGCGCATAGCGTGGCTCGCTGCGGTAAGTGTGGCAGGCTATATACCTGGAAGCAGGTGGCTGATCTCGGCAATTATTACGTTTGCGAAAATTGCGAGGCAAAACGCAGTCGCAGCATTGTTGAGTCAAACAGCAAAAACGAGATAAAACAACGGAGAGACAGATAAATGAGAATAACAAAAGAGCAAGGAATTAAAATAAAGAAGGCGATACAGGATCGCGGATATTCTATAACCGGATTTTGCAGGATACATAACATAAGCGATCGGCAATTCTACGCATGGCTCGCCGGAACGAATGGATACGAGCGCAATGGGATTGGCAGGCACTTCCAGGATATTACGGATGCGCTTTTGGCGGATAAAGCTCTTGACGTGGCACCCCAAAGGAGAAAACCATGAGCAAGAAATTTAAACACAAAATAGCAAATATAAGCCTTCTGATAGCGATACTTGCAGAAACTCCGCTGGTGATTGCGTATGTTTTTCGGGTGAACATTCCACACCTGAACATCGCTGCCGGCATAAGCATCATATTCT